TTTGAGAATATTTTGCGTAACATCTACTTCTATCATAAGTCTACATTTTTTTTATTAATAAACTACTAATCTCTCTCCTGACCACAACTACATCAGTATAGTAAACAAAATTTACTTTTTTGTAATTATCCCAATATTTTATTGCGTCTTTTTCGTAGTCAAAAGAAGGAAAATTGGGAATCTCTCTATATTCAGACCCCTTATCCTCCATTAAATAGTATTTTAAACTATAGTATTTCATTTATTTTAAAACAGCAAAACCTTTATGGTTTCCTTTTAAAAATTCAACATTTTTATTAAGAACTCTTGATGACTCTAAAGCAAAATTGTATTCATTTATCCTGTTTGTATCGTCCATTACAATAGGAACATCAACATTTAACATATGCCAATAAGAACTTAACCCGTTTCTATTACCTGAACCTTTTGGTCCATCAACAAGAATTAAGTCATAATCATCTGGCAATTGAGAAAATAAAATATCCACATCATACCAACCATTTTTAATTGGCGCATAAATATAATTTGATTTTTCTGCTAAGCCAACCCAAGATGAATCCTGCTCTACAGAATAAACATTATAATACTTGGCCAACTCTATGGTCCCCTTACCACTACCAAATTCTAATATTGAAGAGCCTTCTGGTAAATTTTTCCTGATCCAATTAAACAGACCTTCACATATGGCCCAACCTCCTAAATTACTCATAATTACAAATTTCTATATGCTTCTCGTCTGATTTGACAGGATGATATACTTTACTACCCACAATCCTATCTAAACACACCGCTGGCATATACCAATTAAAATTATTATTCTTAAAATAGCTTTCAAATCCATGTTTCCTAAAGTCTACTTTTGTCTCAGCTAAAGACGGCAACAACATTTCGTGAAAAAGAAACTTATTATACCTATCTCTATACTGTTTGACTTTTTTAATAAGACTAGGGGATATCCTACAAAAACAATTTAATGAATGCCAAAGCTCAGTGCTTTTAAAATGATGATTTAAATGCCACCAACCCCAACAGACATGTTCATATTTTGTGCATATCCAGTTTGATATTAATTCTGCTTCGTTAGAATCAAAGCTATTTAAAATATTTTTTATCGTCTGTTCATTAAAAGCGGTATCATCCTCAATAACCCAAGTATATTCCTCTTTAAGATCTTTAAATAAGATATCCCAAGCTGTAGTCTTAAGCTTCCACTTTCCAGTCATACCAGTATAACCTTCTATATCCCCCTCTGTATCTAAAATAACTTCAACCTCACCCAAAGGAGAAAGTATTTTTTTAAGATTATCTGTCTTAACTCCTTCTTTGCGAGCTAAGATTTTAAAATTATTTTTCATTGATTAAAATTCAAGCTTAATTGCCCTAGATGTCCCAGCCAAACCAAGATAAACATCATTGCCCACAACTTTGGCACAAGTAGAAAACCCAGTACCCAAGTTTTGAATTCCAGATCCCTCTTCAACACTGGATTTACCATCCATGAAATAAGTATTATAATCTCTCCATTGGATCTCATAAGTGCGAGGATTGATTCGGAAGCACTTAGTGTCAGCCCAGAATGCACTGTAAAGCCAACCATCAGGAGCGAGGAAGCCGTGGAAATTTTTATTTTTATTAGCTACTGCAAGATAATCTGCTGGCAAATCAATTTCTTCGTAGCTATCATCAGCACAGTTTATAACCAAAATCTTTTTACCGCATCTAGGTAAGCAGAATACTTTATTAACATCCTCTACATAAGTAGCCCCAACATATTTGACATCAAATCCAAAAGCTCCAGAAGTAACAGGCTTACCTTCCAATAAGGAAGCATCACCAAACTTGTCAATCTTAAGAATCTTTTTGCTTAAAGCTGGAGGCATGTAAATATTACCTTCTTTATCTGCTGCTGCTCCCCAAATATGGCCAAAGAATCCTGTTTGTGGCGGAGTGAACGATCCTGCTTCTCCTGTTTTAATATTATAAGTATAAATATGTAAAGTCTTAGTATAAGATGGCATGTAAATGATACCATTAGCTCCCTCTGCCCCAGAACGTACCTGCGGAGTAATGTTCCATTTCTGCTCTGTCCTTATCGCGCCAGTCTTCCTTTCAAGAATGCCAATAGAAGTTGAATAAGCAGGGCAAAAATAAGTATTGCCATCAGAAGCATCTACAGTACCGATATATCCCTTATACATATCAGCAGCACTTTTGAGACCCTTATCTTCTCTATAAATGTTATCAAGCACTGTATCAGTCTTGATATACATGTTAGACTTATAACCAAAAGAATGGATGACATCAAAATCGTCTAATGCCATAGTTCTGGTTTTAGTCAAGTTGCCATGAACCTCACCGCTTAGATATTTGAAGTTTGGCCAAGAATGCTTGGAGGAATCCAAAAAAAAACTTTTAGGTTTAGTCTCCGCGCTGGAATACTCCGCACTGGTCTCCGCGCTGGAATACTCCGCACTGGTCTCCGCACTGGTCTCCGCGCTGGAATACTCCGCACTGGTCTCCGCACTGGTCTCCGCACTGGTCTCCGCACTGGTCTCCGCGCTACTGTACTCCGCAGAAGTCTCCGCACTCGTATACTCCGCGCTAGTCTCAGCAGAGGTGTATTCAGCAGAGGTCTCACTGCTTGTATATTCGGCGGAGGTTTCCGCACTAGTTTCTACAGATTCATTTAAAATCAATTTTAAATTATCAATGATGCCGTTTAAGTCGGAAATAATTTTAGGCAATGAGTCTTTGTTCATAATTAATTATATGTATGGGTTTAGATTTATCTAATAAAAAATGGTGCGCCCGACTGGATTCGAACCAGTGACCAAGGGTTTATGAGACCCCAACTCTAACCGCTGAGTTACAAGCGCACAAGGTGGTAGCTCTGGAGGGGATCGAACCCTCACGATCTAGGATCAACGGATTTTAAATCCGCAGCGTCTACCAATTCCGCCACAGAGCCAATACTAAAAATTATTTTTTATTTGAGCATTTTTGTTCTCGTATTTTGTGTCTTACATGTAATTTCGAACAAGGCGTTGCTCACAATCCTCGTTCCTCGGATGTGAGAACTTGGTCGTTCGCGCTACACTTACAGCACCTGATCTTAGCGCCGCAATCTCTGCACCAGCCCATCCCTATTCCATTCTCCCTCCATTCGTCAGTCTTCGCGTCCTTGTAGTAACCCATGCGAGCCTCTACTGTTGGGACTTCGGCGGAGGTAGTTGTTTCTTCTGTATTCATTTGGCGTTACTTAAAGCATTTTAAACATTTCAAAGAACTTATCAAAGAATCCCAAATAACTCAAGATAACAAAAATAAAAATAACAACTAAAGTACAAACTAATTCATTTTTATCCATTTTCTCTTACCCTTACTACTTCTTTTTCCATTTTCTTAAAGTCTTTATCATACTTATCGGACCAATGAGCCTCTTTGTTTTTTGCCTTGAGGTTTCTTTCAAAGTCCTCTTCGATCTTCTGATTCTGAACCTGTCTTTCTCTCCAGCTTGGAGGGTTTAGAATTTTATCAATATCAAGATCTGATCTTCCACCAAACATGGAGATTTTAACTCTTGAAATAAAATCTTTTAATTTGCCTTTTAGTGTTCTTCTGTTTCTTTTCATTTTACCAATGTCTTATAGTATTTGCAATAATAAATCCACAAGTAGTTATATGTACTAGCCACCAAAAAGTTCTGATGGCAGCAGCAACATCTGCTTCGCTTGAATCATGAGAAATCTTTTCTCCCATAGTTCTAGCCCAAATCCTCCACAGTTTTCTCAGCATAACCTGAATAATGATCAGCAGGATCTAAATTCCAACCTTTAACCCCAAAGAGGTGCGCCCCTTTCTTTGCAGATATGAAATCTAATGATTGCTTTTCTGTTAATTTGTGAGTAGCAAAATCAATAGGGTTACCAGCCGCATTAATAATACAAATAGCTAGCTCCTGACAATCTTTTTTGCCCACCATTTGGCTATTGTAAGTAAAGGTCATTCAAAAATAATACTTATAATTTCTTCGTCTGTATAGAATTCTAAATTCTCTACTACATCTTGCAAGAGCAAATCATTAAAAACTTTCTCCTCTGATACTTTTGGGGCTATAAGCATATAGTCATCAAAAATACAAGCAGGATTTTCTTTTAACTTCTTTGTCGTACAACCACAGAGAAAAACAAAAGGTAATAAAGTCAATTTCATTTATATTAGAGTTTCTATTTAATCCTCTTTGCTCCTTGCCCTTGACACCAACCATTTCCAGTGAACGGTTCTCCAAGGGACATGAAAGAATCAATTACAAACAACTTATTAGGAGTCACATATGCTATTGAATCTTCATAAAGATATGGTTTGCCCACTTCAAAATTACGAGAGTTGCCTACCTCTTCCACAACACGATAATCTAATGGATAAACTTTTTCACCAGCTTTAGTGCGAACATAAAACTCTGTAGGCTTCATTGAGCATCTATTTGCATTTGTTTGTGCATCATACCTAAAATCAAGCTCATAGTCTCTCTCTGTTGGCGTATAATTGTAAGTGTACTCTGGTAAACTATCTAATCCTGAGACATAATAACCCAGTTCCCCCACTTCTAAATCTTCTAAGAAAATCTTTACAAGACCTCTATCATTATCCCAAATACGTTTATAAAGAGTATCTACAGTATCACCATTTTCAACAGGAACACTATTCCAATAAAGAACCTCTCCTGTATCAAGACCTTCATCCATCTGGTGAATTGTCATGCCTGAAACCTTATCTCCATACCAAATAGTCCAGAAAGCTGGATGCTTACCACAATGGCGAGGCAGATGAGAAGTGTGAAAGTTTACCACTCCAAGTGGGGCGAGATCTAAAAATTCTTTTGGAAGCAGGAATTGATAACCAATCACAACAATAATATCTGGTTGCAATTTTTTTACCCATTCATGAACCATCTTACTCTTAGGATCACCAGACATAATACTGGGAATATCAAGCTCTTCAGCCCATTCATTAAGAGGTTTGCTTTTGCTTCCCCCCGTGGTGGTAGAAGTGATAGTATCAGTAGGAGATTCGATAATACCTACAATATTAGCTCCTTCTTGAACAAAATACTTCATGTGGATGCTAGTAAGCTCCCAAGTTCTTGTTCCTACAATTAAAATTTTCTTGTTCATTTTTTAGTGGGTCTATCTGGGTGCGAGGTCGCGGAAGATTCCGACTTCCTCGGCGTGATAGGTGTGGCCGCCTTGAAAACGCGTAATTGCTTCGCAGCGACCTCTGAGCTGCGCAACAAGTGACGGGAGCGAGCTTCCCGCATCTTCTGGGCGATTTCCCACCTCGTAGACGGCATACGTTCCATTCTCGTAAGTGCGCTTGACATTATAACCCTCGTACCACCCTACTTAGCTGATACTACAATGTATTCGTGATGCTCTTTGTAATTATGAGCGTAATCAATGCAATCTTTAAACTCACCATGATAATCAATAAATGAAGCATCAACAACAAAGAACTTACCTTCTGGAAGCGGATACTTCTCTGCACCTTTGGCTAGATGAGTAGAAGAGATTCTCCAACCATTACCATCACGTTTGACAAGGCTCTTGAACCGCATCATTTCTGAAGGATGATCATCCTCATTAAAATTGCTCAACATCTTTTCTAATTGAAACTTGGTGAGAGAGACACATGCCTCGACCTTTTCTGGATAAACAATCTTTTCTTCTGTGATTGTTTTGACTTCAGGGCTTCTAAAGCAACTCCAAGTTGCCAGCGCCCAAAGCGGTAGTGTTGTAGCTAAGAATAATTTAGTTTTCATTTTTCTGGATATACTTTTTTCTCCGAACCATCCGAAGAGACTGCGATAACTTTACCCTGACATTGGTAAGCATTTTGTTTAGCCATGTCAAGACAATTAATACTAGGATTTGCTCTCTCTAATTCTAGAGAGTATCCTCCCATCCAATCTCCTTTACGATTGTAGACTTCGTACTTTACTACCTCGCTCATCATGCTTCAAGTTTAATGTCGATCTTTGCTGCTTCTCCAGCAGGAACTTCACTGCTAGTAATTACTGCATTGGGAGTCGAGTCCACAGTAACATTGAGCTTCTCCAACCAAACCCTTGATACAGGAATTGCTTGCTTATGACCAAACAGGTCATTGAGTTGCTCTAGGTTGATGTTCACAAATGATGTGCCACCTTTGGGTCTTCCACGTTTTGCCATTTTTTTTGTTTAGTTTTATGTTGAGATTAGTATCCGCATTTTGAAACAACTGCTCTAGCCTCTCTAGAGAGAACCTCAAGCGAGTCGTCATAGTCTAGGACTTCCGCATCTTTGAGTGCTCGCTCTAAGCCGCCAATAAGTCCCCACAAGTCATCCGCTTGGATCTTGCTTCCATTGACAGAAATGTCAACCTGAGAAAAGTCAAAGTCTTGTTCGTTGTCCATGCCCGTATGATAGTTGGTTTTTGATTGAGGTCAAGTTTTTTTTCATTAAATTGTTTGAGCAAATTTCATGCCCCGTCGAGTCAGTTTTCTCTTGACATCTATTTCCATTAGATTCTTCCTAAGCAAAATCTGCTCGTAGTCTCTCTGGATAGCTTGCTTCTGGTATCCAGTGACAGAGGCGAGGCCATTCAGTGTCATCGCGCCCCTGTCTCGCAGAGTCTTCACGATCTGAATCTCAGAATTGGATAGCCCCATTGGGTTTACCCCCATGGCCTTGCAAAATTCAGACCATACAGTCTTAGTGAAAACTTTCAACTTGGTTGCGGAAGCATATGTCTGAGCATCTTGAGCTTTGACTACAGCATCCCTTGGGTTGCCCCTCAATACAGAAACAATCTCCTTCTTTGTAGAATCATCGATCTTAACTTTTTTCTCCAAGTTAGATTCAAAGATTTCATACAACTCTTCCCCAGAATAATCTTCAAAAGAAATATCTCTTAGGCGGTCACGAAGTGGCTCACAAAGTTTCTCCTGATTAGTTGTAGCCATACAAAGAGAAAGTTTTCTAAAATCAAAAGTAAATGTACCTTCTTCTGTAGTCACAGTGCGAACTGGATTCTTGTCAACATTCAAAGCTGTCAAGAAAATTTCCTGCAAGTCTTTGGGAATATTGTGTCCCTCATCGATAAACAAGAAAGCACTATGTTCAACCCACAATGGATAAACCTGCTCAAAGAAAGCGCGAGCATTTCGGATTGTCTTACCATTGATCTCAAGCATGGGAGGACGAGTGCCATCTGGACGCTGGAGAGCTTCGCGGAATTTGCGAGCAAAGAAAGTCTTACCTCCGCCCTTCTGAGTGGTGAGGTTAATAAATGGCAAGCGGTTCGTTGCCTTATAAGAGTCAATGAACACACTCAAAGTGCGCTTGACTGACTCTTGCCCAATTGCTCCTTTGAATATCTTGTTGATTTCCATGCCCCAAGTATAGGCAGAAAATCATTTGGGTCAACACCTTTTTGATTAAAAAATCACTTTTTTTGTAACCCCTTGTGTTTCAGTACCCAAGGAATGACCAAATTTTCAACACACCGCACATAAGCTTCCTCATCATTGCTTTCCATGAAAGCCAAGCCAGTCATCTCAAAAATCATGTGGGTGACTTCATGAACCAATGTCCACCAATGCTGCTCTGGATCTTTTAGGCATTTTTTATTCAATTTAATTAACTTATCATCCATTAAACATTCCCCCCACTCATCCATTTCTTCGTAGACGATTTTTATTTTTACATTTAAAACATCAACAAAAGAAAGCCTCTTCATCTTAAATAATTACACTTCTAATTGACAAATCCCAAATCAAATAGAAAATATAGAAATGGATGTTAAGGAAGAGTTAAATTTAATCAAGGAGGCCCAACAAATCGTAGCTGGTTTAGATTTGGAAAAGAAGAAGGTTTACGAAGATATTCTGAAAAAAATAAACCCTAGCCCCAAATTAGAGAGTATTTTGTGGGATTTTATCTACAATGGGGTTCAGTGTTACAAGTACGATATCGAAAAAATATTAAAAAACAGAAAAAAATGGCTTGACTCAGGTGAATAATCGATTATCCTGACCTCGACATGAACATATTTGTTACCGATCAAGATCCGTACCAAGCAGCCAAAAATCTTTGCGACAAGCACGTTTCCAAGATGATTGTTGAAACTGCACAGATGCTAGCCAACTGCTTCACACTGGAAACCTTAGCTGAACCAGATTGCCCAAGAAGTCAGAAGGGTAATCCTAGAAAACATTCTTATGCGAAACACCCTTGCACAATATGGGCCACTAAAACCAAAACAAATATGATGTGGCTAATCCGTCATGGTATAGCAATGGCGCGAGAAAAAAAATTCAGGACAGAAAAAGACCACTTCTCGGCACAATTCATTCAATGGTGTATGCTCAATATGCACAGGTCAAATGTTCCTGCTGGACCCCTTACAGAATTTGCTGTAGCAATTAGTCAAGATCAAAAATGCAGGACTCATCCTCAGTTTGAAAATCTTTCTGTTGTCGAAAAGTACAGGGAGTACTATAATTATGACAAGTCCCGCTTTGCTAAGTGGACAAAAAGACAAGCTCCAAACTGGTATAAAGTAAAATGAAACTTTTTTTTGAAGAAATATTTATTTTTGTCGGGTCTATTGTTGTTGGAATACCACTTGGATTAATCGCGGGGATAGTTTGTTGGATTAAATTCCCCTTTGAAGTTTATCGTCAAGCCAGAGTTAACTTAGCTAAAGAAAGAATTAATAAGGCCAAGGAGTTTTTGAAAAAAAATGCGAAAAAAGATATATGGGAAAAGCATATAGAGAGAATGGAAGAAAGAAAAAATTATGACAACTGAAGAACTAATACAATTGCATAAAAATACCTGCGAAACTTGCAGGGACATCATGAGACAAAAAAATAGCGATTATACTGGTGGAGAAAAAGCCAATGATCCCTTCGCTAATTTTAACGCTGCATCTGTCCTTGGCATTGACCCAGTTCAAGGCTTACTGCTTAGAGTTATTGATAAGATTCAAAGGATTAGGTCTTTTACAAACGACAAGGAGTTGAAAGTCTCAAATGAGAGTGTCGAAGATGCTTGCGATGATATTGTTAATTATGCAATCTTAGCAAAGGCAATGCTCATGGAGCAAAGGAAGGAAAACTACCCCAAAAATTGAGTAAAAACGATTAAAAATTCACACCTTCAAAAACCTACTCCTACGGGAGTGGGTTTTTTTGTGTAATATATTACATGCCTTCTGCAACTAGAGTTCACTCTCATGAAAGTCAAGTCTACATCGATAGCACTTTGATTAGGGGAGTTCAATCTTTCAGCTATGAGAATCCAAAGAATGTTCAAGAACTGAGAAAACTTGGGTCTTACAAACAAGAGGATTATATTTTAACCGCAGATCAACCCATTGATACATCTATTAGCTTCATTGTTAATGATCATGTTTTAGATACAAATGGTAACTACTTGAAGTTTTTAAGCTGTGATGAATCAACCATTCAACTCAAAGATGCTACTGCCAGAACCACTTTTTCAAAAGCAAACTTAACCAACTTCTCTCTGGACTTTAGCGTAGGAGAATTGGCTCGTGGTTCTTATGGATACCAGTGTGATTCTTTGTCAGTTAGTGAAGGCAACTCACTAATTGATTTAGATCTAGACTCTTCAAAAATAAATATTTTTAGACCACAAGATATTACATTAACCACAACCCTTGATGAAGGAATTAATTCTACAGACTTTCCTATCCAATCTATTTCTCTTTCTGTTGGAATAGAAAGAACAGCTACAATTAGAGCTGGCCAAAGAGGAGCAAAAAGAAGATATCCAGTTTTACCAGCACAAGGATCTTTAAGCATATCTGTAATCAAAAATAATGTAGATGACACAATGGATCTATCAAACTTGGTGGTAGAAAAAGGAAACTTTACATTTTTAATACCTGAAACTCCTTTGGGATCATCTTCTGAAAATCCAAATTTAAATATAAAAGTTTATAATTGTTTTTTAAATTCTGTGAGTCATTCTCACGATTTAGACGGAAATGCAACATTGGATTTTTCTTATACATTTCCGATTTCAAATGATGCCGTTGAATATTATTTTTCGTAAGCTTATTTCACGCCCCTTATTTGGCCAAATCCCGCTTAAACTTGCGACTTTTTTGTGTATAGAATAATATGCCTAGACAAAAACAAGGAGAGATTCACTGCGACTTCAGTTTAACTTCTGGAGATTGGGTTAGTTACAGGGCAGAAGTCACTGGTTTTTATGGTACAAATGATGCCTCCGAACTGAATGATCATATTGTTCGTGAATTCAATAAAAAAATAAGAGACCTGAACATGCCAGAATCTCTTTATATTTCCCCTTATGATGCAGGACTACGCTACACGGGAGATGGTAGTATTTTTAATGGTTAAATTAAAAAACCTGTTTCTTTAATGTTTTAAAGATATCATACAGGCACTGATCTCCTTTTGTTGCTTCCCTGACCTTATTGTTCATTTCGAAGCTATGTGAAGTATGGGCTATCTCTCTTTTAATAACCCAACCATCTTCAATAAAATAATCGGAATCCCAGTCAAAAACCTCTGATATATAGTCTATAGCAATCAAATGCCTTTGGCTTTCTGAGATGTTAATTTCAACTTTCTGTGTCCCCGTAATTTTCATGTACCCTTATTACACTATTTTCTGACCCTTTGTCAAGAGAATATCTTTGCTTGAATAAGAACCAATGCTGATGAGTTAACCTGCGCCCATATAAATAGTATACTTTTTTACCCCGACTCGTCTCAATAGCTGGACCAGAAATGTTATGCAATTGACCTTGCCTCCAATATTCTACACTACCATTATTATAAATAACTGCTGGCCCATGGTTCCTGTGGAGTTTTTTGCAAGAATCATCTAAATAATACTTTGTAGAGGAATAATCTAATCTAATAAACAAATCGTCATCAGATATGATCTCCTCTTCTGGTGGTCTAAGAAAATTGTCAGGAGTTTTGCTCATTACTCATCTTCACCATAAGTTAAAGGAATATCCCACCCTTTTTCAACACCCTGAGAGAACAGACCAGCTTCTGAAAGCTCCTCATAAAGCTTATCAAATTCTTCACCTTCCAATTCTTCTCCAAAGCCATTACGACAATTTTCATCATAATGGTAAATACAGTAATCTGCACCATCCCAAGTTTCATCACCTTGAACGACAATTCTCTTGCCATCAATCTCAGCATGATAATACCAGATAGCCCTGACATAAGTTTCTTCTGGATCACTTAATACTTTTAAACTTTTCATAATTAATCTTTTGTAAAGGTAAGATTCCTAATGTCAAGATCTTCTGGGTTCTTTTTTGCGCGAGCTTCAGCTTTCTTTAGCTCGTTCTCTGTAAAAAGAAAATGTCTGCCATCATCAGAACTAATCTGAAAATAAACAAGGGCTGCATTGTTTTTCTTCTTATCGTTTACAACTGTATTAATATATGCGTATTTCATAGAATCAGTAGTTAGTATCCCCAACTATTTAGGGTATGTTCAAAGGGATTATCTTCAATGCCCTTAACCAAGTCAAGCATTTTTTCAGCTATTTCTCTAATTTCTTTCTGGGCGTGTTCACTTTTCCGTAACTTAATAAAGTTTGCAAAGCTACGCATATTAAATTGTACATCAGCTTGAATACGACTATTGTAAGTCTTGAAGAAACGAGCAGATTCTTTAGCGCGTTTGCGCCCCAGTCTAGACTCAAGAGCTTCTATGCATTCATGATAAAGCTTATTCCCATGAGCCGCATACAGCATCAATTCATTCTGCCACGCCTCTGGCCAATCATCAGGGACAAAAATTTTATCTTCTTTTAGCTCTTTGTACCTCGCGCTTTCAGCATTGAGAGAAGATATTCTATGCTTAAGTAAATGAATATGAGAGGCAATATCGCAATCCACAAGAAAGTGGACACTGCCCTTTTCAAAGGGTGTCTCGTGTCCCTCACTCCAAAGCATGTCGATGAGCTTCGGAATTCTCTTTCGCTTCTTTTCATCTAGTTTTCTACTTGTGGATGTCCATGCAGAACAGGCAATTACTTCATCTGACCCATAGTACCCCAATAATTCTACTGTATTTTTCATATTTTATCAATATTTAAACGGATTTGCCATTACAAAAGTGTTTGGCATTATCTTCCGCGCATAAATATAACCAGATTTTCTGTAAGTGTCAAGCTCTCCTTTGCTTAATTTCTTAAAAGCTCTAGGATTTCTGTCTTGAGTCCCATTATTATTCGTCCTGATGCTCCAATCAGAGAATGTTGTAGCTTGTCCCATTTCAAAATCCATACCCAGTTGCTTTGCTATTCCCCAAAAATAAAATTCATCAGCAAAAATAACTTTTTCTTTTACAAAAAACTGAGACCAGTATTCAAAAGTTTCAACGAACTGCTCCACATCCTTTCTGCGACAAACAAAAAACTGACAAACTGCATTATACTCACCAAAATCATAGCCAACAACGCCCTCTTTAAAAACTTTTTGACTTTTAACTTTTGTGTGAAAACTAAAATGTTTTGCAAAAGTCGTTTTTTTATACCTTTTTTTAATCAAATCTACTGTCGTGTCTAAATCATAAAGGGGGAAGTGCGAGTCACTAATCAAGGTGAAATATTCATTCTGATCATCCTCTAAAGCTGACTTCATTAACTCTATAGTAGCTTCAACTAATGAAAAATGTCCCCATGCTGTTGGCACTAAATTATCAATATAATAATCAGAAAATATACTGGGCTTCCTCTCTTTAGGATGGATGTACAAATTAAAATCATCACCTCTTCCATTATCAAAAAACTTTTTCCAAATGTGATTTTGATTGAAGGAATTTAATGTCAGATTTAAGAAAACTACTTTTTCCATTTATTTAATATTTCTAGTGTATTATAATAAAGAACAATGCCTTTACCAACTCCAAATAAAGAAGAAAGTAAGAACGACTTTGTAGGTCGTTGTGTCTCTGAATTGTCAGACAAGGAAGAATTCAAGGATAATAAACAACGTGTTGCTGTTTGTTATACTCAATATGATGAATCCATGGAATCAAAAGCTGAAGACCAAGAAGGTCGCATGGTGAAAAGTTCATTATATTCAATCGCAACAAAGGCTCAAGAATTACACGATATGTTGGCAGACGATCAAGATGTCGAAGCTTGGGTGCAAGATAAAATTTCTGTATCAGACCACAGCATTGCTGCTGCTCTGGATTATTATAAACATGAAAAAGCTATGTCAAAAATGGACAACCCCCTAGAAACGAAGGCCAGCATCAACGATGCTGGAGAAATGGAAGTCACTATTGCTAAGAAATATTCTGAAGCAGAAGCTGGAGTCTACAAATCATACATGAGTATGTGTGCATCTGACGACAAGATGTTTACAGATACTGCAAGTATGGATGAAAAACAAACTTATGCTGCTTGCGCTGTTTCTTATGACAAAATGAGAGCGATGATGATGGATGATAGTAAAGGAGAATTAACAGAAAAGCAGAAAAAACTTCCTCCTGCACTCCAAAAGAAAATCATCGAAAAGATGAAAAAAGAAGGTAAATATAAAGAAGAAGATAAATGATCTTGATTTTTTATATAAAAATCTTTAAAATCTTTTAGTGAAAACGATAGTTAAGAAAAAATTAGAAATCGAAACTAAAAGACATGATTTCGATAACGAATTTGCTTATATCGAAACTTGGCACAATAATCAACTTAAAGATTGTTATTTTGTAGAAAAAGAATTCCTTTGGCCAGATGGCACTTTAAAAGCAGGAGGGAAAAAGTATTTTTTGGGAAGATCTTCTGATCACCCAGAAAAAGAAATAAAATGTATCAATTACAAAAACTTTGATCATTTCGATAAACTCTACTTTTTAGGAGAAAATGGAGAAGTGATTAACATAATGCATATATAATGGCTTCTGGAGTAACTTACCATTACCAATATTTAGAGAAAATCAGTGAAAGTTTCGTCTTGCAGGCGCAACCTTTTATGCCTGAATTCTCTATCGACACGGGCTCTGAAGACGGATACATTGTAGATTTTAATGAAGGCTACGTTTTTGATTATGCAAACGGTGGCGAAAGAAAAGCATTCTCAGCAGACGAAGAATTTAAAATTACAGAAACAGAGAAAAAAACATATTACTTGGAGATGACCATTGATGACGCAAATGGCTCTATCTCAGAAGCTAAAATTAAGTCTAAAGATACCAACACTGGGCAAGAAGGAGAAGGAGAAGGAGAAGGAGAAAATACTGGCTTTATAAACCTAAAAAATTTAAGTAATATAGAAGGCCCATATGCAGGTGAAGATAAAAAAATAAAAATTGACATGGCAGAGCTTGAAGGGCCAAGTATTTCAAAGCTCTATGTGAGAGATAACATTCATTTATGGATGAGAGGATTTATGCAAAAAGGTGGAGCTGGCCACGCACCTTTAAAAGCATCACCGTCTGAATCTGCAAATGACATTATAGAATTCAGGGAACTTTTAGAAGATCCACGAGAAGACAATATCCTTGATATCTCCACAGTTGGAGATAGTATTGTTTTTTACGTGCCTTCTGGACAAGAATCAAGTGAAAGTCAACATGATGTTTTTGTAGAAGAATCAGATCAACCAGATAATAGGATTACAGTCACTTCTAGTACGGGATCAAATGGAGATGTAACATATTCTCTTTATGTTCCCCCTTGCTCTTGTGAATCCTCTGGCGTTTAGTCTTTCTTCTAAAAATACAATTCGTCAAAGAACCTATTTCCATTATAAGCCTTATCATCAATCCAAAAATCATATGATGGCTTGTTCATTCTTAGTTCTGTATATTTGACACCCCAGTCCTCAAGCTGCTTCTTTGTAAGTTCGGACCAATCTTTTCCAGAGTTGCCTCCTCTAGCGGTCCAATAGATAATCTCATTGCCCCTGTTATACAAATCATTAAAGTATTGTATACGAGAACTCATTGGGCGAGCTAACTCATATCTGCCCCGACTATCCGTGCAAATAGTCCCGTCGATGTCTACAATAAAAGTCTTCATATTTTTTTTATTTTTTCTATAATTTTAGTGGCGCTTATATCTTCAGCGAAAGGAATAAATCTTACTTCTGTTTGACCACAAGCTAATCTCTCTACAGGATCTAAAGTTGTAATACTGTAATCCCCACCCTTGTACCAACGCCAAGGTTTAAAGTGTTTGAGATAACTCTCTACAGTCTTCTCATTGAATATAAACACATAGTCAACACTCTCTTGGCAAGCTACAAGAAAGGCTCTCTGTTCTTGACTAATAATAGGTCTATCTGGGCCTTTATTTTTTTTGACACTCTTATCTCCATTTACCCCAACAACTAACACACAATCATCAGTAAGTTCTTGTTTTATAGATTGAAGTAAATGAGCATGACCCGCATGGAATAAATCAAAACAACCATTGGTAAAGACCACCCTTTTACCCTGTATTTGGGCCTGATAAATAATTGTTTTTGAGCTAACTATTTTTGGATGATTCATATTGTAGCTGTACCAGATTTCCCTACAACGATACTACAGCAAAACTGAGCATAATCAATAGCTAAATCTAAATCTAAATTAAATAAATAATGAGTCGCAAAAGCGGCAAGAAAAGTATCTCCAGCACCACTCACATCTCTTACTTGAGCAGCAGAATTCAAAGGATATTTGTTCCCCTTGAATCTACAACCTTTAGCCCCCAAAGTTACAATAAGATTCTGCATACCCATACCCTTAAAGCCATTCTCACTGTATTCTTTTTCGTTGATTTTTATAAAGTCAAATGAATCAGCCCACTTTACGTTGTATTTCTTTTTAGTATCTAAGAAAGACATTTGAGCATTATCTGCAATATATTTTAAATCTCTGTTTGTTAAGTAGCCTTTATTATAATCAGAAACAATCACTGCATCATAACTCCATATTTTTGCCTCATGCAATTTTAATTTGTTGAGCTCTTTGTAAGAATCAGAGTCAACACGTAAAAACATTTGATTAGAAGAGGAGTCTATATATCTAATCTTAGAGCCTTCCTTATCGTTTGTTAAAATATCTACTAGTCCTGCTTCATTTAAGTCGTTGACGCATTCTATGACGTTCCTATGGACATTAGAGGCCATACCAGAACACTCAATCGACTTAGATCCTCTGAAAACTGGTACAGGAGCTTCTGGGCAAAGCCTATCAGCAGAACCATAGACAAAAACATCCAAACAACTCTCTCCTATAATAAGAATTTTTTTCATTTCTGAGAGTTTCCCTTTTGAACTCTATAAGAATCATCTTCGAAGTGTTGAGTGCTAACTTCAAAAACAGAAGATTCTTCTAATGCTATAAGCTTATGGGGCACACAAGGCTTCAAGTGGACTGTATCTCCTACAATTAAAGTCCTTTGCTTTTCTTCTGCATTAGTCAAATCATAGTATTTCAAGAGGAGCTTCCCCTTTGTGACGGCCCAAGTCTCTTCTTTTTTTATGTGGTAGTGCATGGAGAACTCTGCACCTTTAAAAAAATTTAAAATTTTACCGCAATACTTCTCATTATTTGCGATCCAAATTTCCTCTCCCCATCCTTTAGGATATTTTTGTACTGTATCAATGATAGGCTCTAAGCTCATTACTTAATTTTAAGTAAGTGCTTGAGAAATTCAAGACCAAATAACAAAAAAAAACCGTCCCGTAGGACGGTTTTTAAATATTTAAAAAGGATTTATTTTGACTCTTCTTTACTTTCCTCTTTTGAATCGGCTTTATTAGAAATCGCCGCATAACAAAAAAAAGACGTAATGATAGACAAAATAATGACTCTCATGGCCTGATTCTATTGATTAAGATAGACGGTTTGTCTTACTTATCTCCTTTTTCCTTAGCTTTTCCAATATTCACACTGAGAAAGTCAATGACTTTGTAGACTTTAGCAAGAATAGATCCCTCTTTGGGGGTTGGAGTAGAAGCTGCGAATGTGCTAGCAGCAGCAATAACAGCAGTAGCCCAGTTAAACCAGACCTGACCTTCGACAAATTGAGTAAGTGCTTCCATAATAATAAATGTATTTGCAAGCTATATTACACAAACCCCTTTTTTAGGGAAATTTAACGCCCCTGTCCCTTATATGGTTTTTTATAATTAGTTGAATTTTTATTTCTGGATGTCTTTCTTTTGGCGTGAACACCCTTCCTTTTTACCTTTTTCTTTTCTTCGAATACTACTCCTTTTTTCATTTAATTATCTTTCACGAAAAGTCCATCTACCATCTTGCCCGTACGCTTTTTGATTACATCATAAGCGGACTGCAAACAATCAACACTATCCATATCAACCATCTTAGCCAATAAGATAATAGTTACCAACATATCTCCGATTCCATCTTTAACCTCTGCGCGAATATCTTCTTCGTTTGGAGTCGGAACACCAAGATCTTCCATTAAATCAGCCTGATAATCAAAATCATTTAACTTCTCAAGGGCAGATTTCGTTTCGTCAAGCTCCTCTTGGGTCTTGACAAGTTGACGGAGTGGAGTAGAATTAGCGAAAATACCTTTTTCTTCTCCCCATTGCGATACTAATTTGCTTAGTTCTTCGTATTTCATAGATTTTCTAGCTAACATTTTAGCAAAATTTTCTTCAAAAGGTCTCATAACTTTACAATACTTGGAGCAATTTCTTCGATCTCCTCGCATAAGCGCAAGATTTCAGAAGTTCTCATGTTTACTGCTTTTCTCTTTAGTTTAAACATTTCTTTGTAAAAATAAATGTAATCTTCATCTTGGTACAAATACTCTTGAT